TCGCTTACCGTAGGTAGTACCGAAGGTGAGATCAGTCTTGGCGTCGTAGTTAGAGAACTTACCAAGTTCTCCAGCCCCGTTTACACGGGGCAAACTAACGGCACCAGGAACGGTTCCGATTGTGACAGACTGCGGGTCGGCAAAAGCCATGATTTCCTCCTGTTGAATTGTTATTCAATTGTGTGTGTGATCATCGCTGCCGGGCAAGGCCCAGTGCGACTAGGATCGCCCATTGATTTCCCGTGAGGGAATTCAGGGTGGTGGCAAACCCGTATGGTGAGGCTTTCAGCCTTACCTTTTGCCACGTCTCGTATTTCGTGACTACATCACCTTCCCAGGTGCGGTAGCCAGTGGATGCGGACGTCAGCGCAGGCCTACTCGTAACACTACTATCAACTGCCTCGCGGCAGATGGTAGAGTACGCGTAGTTCAGGATGAGATTAGAAGCGTGAAGATTCGAAAGATTCTCCACTACTAGTCCAATGTTACTGAACCAGTCTATCAACCATGACCAAGGAGTGAGTTCCCAGATAACTTCAGGTGTCAGTTTCAATCCGAGAAGGTCCCTCAATCTGTCCACGTAGCCATTGTTAGAGGCTGTGGGGATAAGATTGGTTTGGAACCGGACGGTTGTTCTGATATCTATCGTTTCTCTGGAAGCGTGAATGGTGTCCATGAAAGCACCTGAAGGAGTCGGACTAGTCGTTCCGCTTTGTGAGCGGCGATTAATCTGAAACCGTGGGGTAGCATTTCCTGTACCGGTAGGATTCATCAGTCCGTAGACCGATAAATTCGTTCGAGCAATCGTAGATTGCTGCCGGTTCACCAATTCGCGCGATCTCAATCGTCGTGTAGACTCAGGCGGGAATAACAAGTGATCCAGTTCCGTAAGGACCTGCATCGCATTGTTAATGTCTCGCATGATAGGGGCCCAACCAAAAACGTTCTCGAGGTAACTTCCGCCAACGGCGGATGCTGCCCCTTTAACGCCACGCGCCGTAGCAGTACGGAGCGTATTGATGGTTTTCAAATGTGCTCGGAGTTGTTTCAAGACTCCTGGCACGTCCCCTCTCACTAGCTCTAAGAGCGTAGTGAGAACGGAAGCGTGGGACTTGATTGGATTCAAGATAGCGATATCCTGCTGTCCAAACAAGCGTGCATCACTAAGCGTGATGCCCGCCACACCTCCGTTTGTCTTGACGAATGAAGACTGCGGTTTCGACGAGATAAAACCACCAAGATCGGAAATACAACCTCCGGCCTTGTGGCTGCCATCCGGCTGGATACTGTACAC